TTGATGTGTTGCTATATATAATAAATTCTTTGCCTCGTTTGTGTGTGATGGTACGAGACTAACCACCGTAATAGTCTTATGACATGTATTTTGTCTCCATGTGCTATTTCATTAAAGAATTAAAGCCCGTAAGGGCTTTATTTATATGATTAATTCTCCTTTCTGTACATCCATGATGGCTTTGTCTGGATACCCAGCATCGATGACTTCCTGTTTGTCCAAACCTGTGAACTCATCAGGGAGTAAACCATAATGATAGTTATAGGCATCTTGTTCTGCCTTAACCTTAGGGTCGATGACAATCTTATCATCATCTGTTCTGGTGAAGCGTTGCCTAAGTTCTACGGTGAGACCTTTACCAAACTTGACGTGCTTAGAGTTAACTGGTGCTGGAAGACTATACAACCACTGACCATTCTCTTGATTCATACGAAGATTAACTGTTTTATGATTCTTATTCATTTTTTTACCTTTATGTTAGATTAAGAATTAACTAAAAAGGGAATCTCGATTCCCAACCAAAGGGGGTACACGAACAATTCTAGCTGCATATCAAAATGCTTAAATTTTTGAACTTTAGGTATTGGGTATTGTATTAGGTAAGGGTATAGGGTAGGGCAATAGGGTACTGTAAATGATCGTTTTTGGATAATACTACCTCCGTCCAAGTAGATTTTATTATCTGTTGCTTATTTTTTTATATTAACCCTTGAAAGCGCAAATAGATGTAGTTTTTGCGCTCAAGGACGCGCTCAAGCTAACCCTTACAGATGAAACATTCAAGTTTTATTTTTTAATTTGGTACTAATATTATGACTGTGTGTAACTTTTGCTATGAAAAAATATAATCTTACTATCGTTTATGATGATACAACTGAAGAGGTAGACTCAATCGAGCAAAAAATAACGGATTTAGAATCAAAATCGAAAGAAATAGATGTTGAAATGAATTCGCAGTTTGTCGATTGTTTGTCTAGTTTAGATCAAAACACTAAGAATATACTGTTTCAAGCTGTTGATGATGCAGGTGCCATGATGGGTGATGCGTGAATATGAAATAAAGAAACAGAGAAATTATGTCTATGAGGATATTAGTGAAATCCCTATAGGCTTACCGATTGTTCCTAATTGGCGTAAAGCTGAAGTAGGGCAATGGGTGAATGCTGATGATGGATGTGTCATACAGATTCTACGTTCAGGGCAAATGCTCCACCGAGGAAACAAGGTGAGATATGTAGGCACATGTACAGGAACATTTATTTGTTCTACTACTGCAAAGATGGATACCGATAGACGAAAAAATATCTATTCGTTTGGTGGAAACCGTAATCATCTTGACTCGGTTAAGGAACGTAAGAACCTTACCGCACAAGAAGCGATGTTTGCTAAGTATTTAGCGAATGGCTTATCTCCTGAAGAGGCGTACTTAAAGTCGTTTAAATCTACGAACCGCAAGTATGCAAAGGTACAAAGTGGTATTTTAATTAAACAGGAGCGAGTGGTTTCAGCAGTGAAAGACGAACTAGATAAAGTGTTAAAGACTCTAGGCATTGACCTTGAATATTTGTTAGGTGGCGTAAAAGCCGAAGCCGATGGGGCAGATAGACCCGTTGATAGACTAAAAGCCTTTCAAATGTTATGGGATGCCTCTGAAGTTGTTCCCAAAAATAAAGTGACTCAGCTCACAGGAGCCGTATTCCAAGGCTTCGATGATAAACAATTAGAATCCGCAGAAAGACCTACGTTAAAAGAAATTAAAGAAGACTGAAAAAATTTTCGGTTTTTTAATGTGCTAAAGCACAACTAAAAGGTTTTATGGCAAACATTAACAAAGAAAATGTTTCCAAAGCGGAACAAGCTCTCGTAATGGCTCATAAAGATATGCTTTCATTTGGAAAGCTTTTTTTAGCCGACGATTTTATGCGCTCGGAAACTCCTTGGTTTCATTATGAGATTGCTGACGACATTATGAACCACGATAAAAAGCAATTAGCGATTATTATGCCTCGTGGTCATGGCAAGACCGTACTAACTAAGTGCGATATTTTATGGTCGTTCTGTTTTGCCAAGCAAGATGATCCCTTGTTTTATGGATGGGTATCGGCTACACAAAAACTCGCTTCGGGCAATATGGACTATATCAAGTCTCATTTAGAATTTAATGACAAGATTCGTTACTACTTTGGCAATCAAAAAGGACGGAAATGGACAGAAGAAGATATTGAATTAAAGAACGGATGTAAATTGCTCTCGAAATCTAATGTATCGGGTATTCGTGGTGGAGCAAAACTTCATAAACGATACGATTTAATTATATTGGATGATTTTGAAGATGAGAATAATACACTTACTCCAGAAGCTAGAGCTAAAAATGGAAACCTTATCACTGCGGTTGTTTATCCTGCTTTGGAGCCTCATACTGGTCGGCTTCGTATCAATGGTACACCTGTCCATTTTGATTCTTTTATTAATAACCTAATTACCAATAGTGAAAAAGCTAAAAAAGATAAAAAAGATTTTGCTTGGGATGTAAAATTATACAAAGCAATAGACAAAAAAGGAAATTCCCTTTGGAGTAGTTGGTTCCCTAAAGAAAAGCTAGAAGAAAAGAAACTTTTTTATCGAGATAGCGGCATGCCTGCCAAATTTTATCAAGAATATATGATGGAAGTGCAAAGTGAAGAAGATAGTGTTTTTAATTCTCGGCATATTAAATATTGGGATGGGCATTACGAATGGAATAATGACCATCAATTAGGATATATTTGGCACGATGACCAAATGAAACCAGTTCAAGTATTTGTTGGAGTAGACCCTGCAACTGACGTTAATCGTAGAGATAGCGACTATAGTGTGTTAATGGTTGTAGCAGTTGATATGGATAATTCAGTTTATGTAGTTGATTATATCAGGCAAAGAGGTCTGCCTGTTATGTCTATTTTAGGAGAAGGGAAATTGGGCATAGTCGATCATATGTTTGAACTTGCTCATAAATACCATCCTAATTTAATGGTGGTAGAAGATACTACAATGTCTAGACCGATATTTCAGTCTTTAAAATCCGAAGCAATGCGTAGAAATGACTTTTCAGTTAAGTGGAAAGAAGAAAAACCTGGTACTAGAATGACCAAGCGCGATAGAATACAAGGAATACTTTCTCAACGGTTTGCCGTCGGTCAAATATTTATTAAAAAAAACCATTACGATTTACACCATGAAATAGTTACATTTGGGAACCGTATGGCGCATGATGATGTAATTGATGCACTCGCCTACGCGGTAAAATACGCCTCTCCTCCTCAGAGTCTCGTAAAAGAAAACGGGACATATTTGCGTAAATCCAAGTTCCGTCCAAAGAGCTGGACATTAGCTTAGTGGCTAAAAAACAAGACAAAAGAGCTGATAGAGTACGAAGATTATTCGATGCTATTAACGATAGTCATAGACAAAATTGGGAAACAGTAAACCAAGAAGGTCATGACTTTTATTTAGATAATCAAATTTCTGAACAGGATGTAGATACCTTGCGAGAGCAAGGAATGCCTACATTTACTGTTAATCGAATTATTCCTGTTGTAGAAATGCTCAATTATTATGCTACCAACAATACTCCAAGGTGGCAAGCCGTAGGAGTGGAAGCTTCCGATAGTGATGTTGCAGCAGTCTTTTCTGATGTTGCTGATTATATATGGAATAACTCCGAAGGTCAAACGCTTTATAGTAATGTCATTAATGATGCTATTACAAAATCAATCGGATATTTACAAGTTGCAATAGACCCAAATGCTGACAATGGAATGGGTGAAGTGATACTTCAACAACCCGACCCATTTGATGTTTATATTGACCCGAAGTCTCGTGATCCATTATTTCGAGATGCAAGTCATGTTATTATTCGTAAAGTATTACCTAAAGCTCAATTGGTTCAAATGTATCCTGAGTTTAGGTCAAAGATTCAAAAATCCTCTTCCAGACATGCCACAGATTATGATTATTCAGACAAACCACTTAATAGTGCTGATTTTCAGTACAAAGAGATTACTACTGGATATGATAGTGAAGGAGCTTCAAGCGAACTTGTAGAATATTTTGAGGTCTACGAAAAAGAAAATAAAAAATTCTGCAATGTATTTTATCAAAAGATTCCTAGTGAAGAAGAACTTGCTCAAGTTAAAAAACAAGTAGATACACAAATAGCAGAAATGACTGCCGAGATGGAAGTGCAACTACAAGAACTTCAGAATGAACTGCAACAAGGTGTTCAAAGTGGAGAAATACTTCCTGATAGAATGGAGC